AGCTTAGCCCCAAACTCCGATAGTACCATCTCAGCGTGCGTTTTCTCAATTTTGTTTCTCTTGAGTTTGAACTATCCGTGTTCGGTGCTACGCTGCGTCGATGGCTTAAAATGCCGATGATAGGGGGTAAAAACGCTGTTGGGCATGGATTGATGGATGCACACATACAGCCGGAACTGCCGGAAGCAAAACCCTACTACGATTATCTGGAAGAACACAAAGACGAGATACTAAAGTTTGTCGCGGGAATATGATAACGAACCGTTTGCGGTATCGGATACACGAAGCAATACAAATTATTGAAAACGGCGCAGCGAAAATATCAAAGCCGTATATATCGTGCAGTTGGGGCAAAGACAGCTTAACGCTGCTCAAACTCACGTTGCAAGTCAAGCCGGACGTCATGGTGGTGTTTATGAATTCTGGATACGATCTGCCAGACCTCTATGACACGCGGGATAAGCTGTTGAAACAATGGCATATTGAGAACTACACGGAGATACCATCACTAATAGACTATATATCACTGTTTGAACAATACGGGATGCGGAACATTGATCGCACGGAAGAAGGGCAAAAAGAAGTTGTGCGGATTATCAAGAAGGACAACATCACAGAATGGGCGCGTGCAAACGGATACGATGGCTTTTTCTGGGGAATGCGTTGCGACGAGAGCGTTGGGAGAAAGATATATCTACGCAAACGCGGGGCCATCCATACGGTTGGTGGCATGACCCGCGTCGCGCCGCTGGCGAACTGGAGCGGGGATGACGTTTGGCAGTTTATTGAGGAGGTAAAAATCCCGTACCCGGCTTTCTACGACAAAACGGACTTGATCGCAAAAAAAGAGATACGGAGCTCCGGCTGGTTGACGTGCGATGGAGCGCATCGCGGCAGAATTATCTGGCTCAAAACGCATTACCCGATCCAATATCACGAATTGGCACGTCGATTCCCGGAGGTGAGGAACTATGTATGAACCACTGCAAATAACTGCAACAATGGGAAGTCAAGTGGCGTATGTGGATATTATAATGTTTGATTCGTTACTGGCTGCCGCGGCCGCAATGGAACAAAGTCTGGAACAATTAACAAATGAAGAGGATATACAAGATTTTGATCTACCGTTGGGGCGCGACGAGTCAGGCGTTTGGCTCGCTTCGGCTGGGTTTATGTCCGGAATACCCGGCAAAGCAATCTATCACAAGAAGTGGGACGAACAGAACGACGATATTGTGGTTACTGGCAAAAGCAAGATCGTGGTGACAAACGGTGTGTACAAATCATACTCGATGCCGTTACGCTATATTGATACAAACCGCATATACTTTTGGGCGATTGGCGATAAGGACGAAATATGCCAGAAATTGGCCAAAATCACAGCAATTGGCAAAAAACGGGCGCAAGGTTATGGTGCGGTAGAAAAGTGGGCGGTTGCGCAATCCGAAGTCGCGCGAAACCAAATACTTGCGTTGCGGCCGATCCCAAAGAGCGGCAATAACCCAGTGATAGACTCTCTCAAATATGTAGATATGCAAATACGCAAAACACCGCCATATTGGGCTCTATCAGACGCGATAGTATGTAGCGCGCCTGTTCCACTTCTTTCGGAGGAATCCTTATGCTCTTTGTTACAGGCCACGCAGTACACAGATTCATAGAACGAATCGCTCCGTGCCTCACGTACGCAGAGGCGGAAGCGATAATACTCGAGGACATGAAGAGCATCAGACGCGAGAATATCAAACCATCCAAGAGCAACTACTACGTTCGTATCCGCTCAAAGTTTCGCGGGAAGCAAGGAACACCTTACCGATATCGCATGTTTATCGCTCCACAAGAGCAAACACCCGAGAAAGGTTATCTTGTAGTAACGATCCACAGAGGATAAAGAGGCGCGAAAGCGCCTTTTTTTGTTGCCAAAATAACGGAATAGCACGAAAAACGGCGAAATTACGAGTTTATCTAAGTATACTTTGTGTTCAATATGATAATCAAGAACAATCAAGGATAAACATTTGTATTCGCAAAGATAGCGTGTTGCGATATGCGTGAGAATCGATTATACTATGTATGTAAGAGGTTGATGAGGGTCTTTGAAAAACGAATAGGAAGGAAGAGAGCAAAGAAAAAAACAAAAACTTAGGAGGTAACAAAATGAAAAAATTAGCAGAAAAGACTTTTTACGTAGGCAATATGACCGACGAGGAAGGGGAACAGTTCAAAGCAAAAGCCGAAGCGTTATTAGCGAAAGAGTTAACGGAATACGAATTCACCGTCTCCATCGCATATCTGGAAGGGGAAGAACCGACAGTCGTGGCCGAGATTGAGAAGGGCGATATGAGAATAGACGAAGACCTTGAAAAGAAGATAAACGCAATTATAAACAAAATCCAATAAACCAAACCGGGGCCGAAAGGCCCCCACATTGAGAGGAGGAGAAGAAATGGAGCAGAATGAGAACGAGTACGGAACGGTAGAGCTGAACGGGAAGAAATATATGTACTTGGTGAACGATGAATACGTAGAGTATCTCGGAGATAAGGATGGAAATGTTTACAAAGGCAGTTATGAAAGTGGGAAGTTGAAATCAGTAACGCTTGTAGCATCGCCAAAATCAAACGTAGAGAAAGCCATTTTATCACACCTCTGTGCTACTGAGTTGCAAAGGGAATTTTCAGAAGGCTTGCCGATAAAGTACGTTGAATCCCTTGGGATTGACTGGGGTGATTGCTACCCCGTATGTTATGACGAAGATTTGACAGTTGATGATGTTTTAGATTCGAATAGTTGGTTGTTGTGGGAAAAAGCGAGCGGTGAAGACCTTGTGATCGACGATTCATACGAATACGCACGCCCGAAAACCAAAAAGGAAAAAGAAGAAGAATAAAAGGGCGCATCTGCGCCTTTTTGAGGTGATGACATGGAATTGATAACGGCTACCGATTACGCAAAGAAAAAACGAATCAATAGAACGGTGTTGTTGGAGATCATCAAGTTTCTCGACCTCCAGCCCGTGCAGACGATCGGAAACGCAAAGATGTACCCGACGGAACTCTTCGACAGGATGATCGAGGCGATAAAAACAATATCACTTGACAAAAAAACATAATTGTGGTATTATCGATACAATAGCCGCAGGTATGATAATACCGCGGATGAAATATGAAAAAGGGCCTCCGGGCCCTTTTTTGTTGCGGAATTTTATGGGCGATGGAGGTGGTACTGTGCCCGCAGGGAGAAAATCAAAATACAATCCAGGGATGATCCCCGCCGTTGAAATGTGGGCTCGGGACGGTCTCACGGAGGAAGAAATCGCGCGAAAATTAGGCGTTGGACATACGGCGTTCAACGTTTGGAAGAACAAACACGCGGAATTTGCGGAAGCCCTAAAAACAAGCAAAGAAACGGCAGATGCGCGCGTGGAAAAAGCACTATATACAAAGGCATTAGACGGCGACACAACCGCGCAAATATTCTGGCTCAAGAATCGGCAACCAGGCAAATGGCGAGACAAACGGGACATCGGCGTTGAGGGGCAGATTATAATAGAAGCAACGTTTGAAGACTATGACGAAGACAGCACCGACAAAGAACAGACGTCCTGACGCAATAGTTAACTTCGGCAAAGTCGAGCAATGGATCAATCCCGTCTACCTTCCGGTCCTCGCGGAGCGATCACGATACGAAATTTACTACGGTGGGGCCGGATCTGGCAAGAGCCACTTTGTCGCGCAAAAGATCATCTACCGAACACTCAAAGAACGCGGACACCGATACCTCATCGTGCGCAAGGTCGCGCGAACCAATCGGCACAGCACGTACGATCTTTTGCGAAGCGTTATAAGCGGATGGAAGCTTAACCCGCTATTCAAGATCGACAAGACGGAGCTTGACATCACGCTACAAGTGCGCGGCATCTCCGAGAATCAGATACTCTTCACCGGCCTTGATGACGTGGAAAAGCTCAAATCCATCACCGGCATAACGGACATCTGGATCGAAGAGGCGAGCGAGATAACGCCGGAAGACTTTATGCAGCTCGACCTTCGGCTCCGAACCCGATCTAACTATCCGAACCAAATCATCTTATCGTTTAACCCCGTGTCCGAGTATAGCTGGCTCAAGAAGCGGTTCTTCGATCAACACGTCGAGAACGCCTCGATCCTCAAGACAACGTACAAAGACAACCGATTCCTCGGAGACGACTACAAGCAAGTG